CCCCCGACCTGGCGGGGGGGAACCCGGGCGCCCGGGGGCGGAGGAAGCCCCGGGGGCCCCCCAAAAACAGAAGTTAAGGAGTAGCCAATGACGAAGCTCACCTACTTGGAAGAGGATGCTGCCCTGATTGTGGAGAACCTGCCGGAGGGGTTCGAAGCAACAGCGGAAACAGCGCCGCTTTTCCTGATCTACGCGGTGCTGATGCGTGCTAAAGGCATCTACACGACGCTGGAAGACGTCCACGATGCGTGGGCTGCGTGGCGCACCACCACCAACCCAAACCATAGCGATTTAGTGCCCTTCGGCCAGCTTACTAAGGAAACCCGGGCGTTGGATCGCCCGTTCCTTCACGCAATCCATGCGGCAGCCCACATCCGAAACAGCCAAACCGAAAAGGAGTCATAAAATGAATCCCGCATTTGTCATCTCAATGGTAGCGATAGCTATTTCTCTCACTGCCCTGGGCGTTTCAATCAGTGCCCACATGGCCGCCCGCGACTGCCGCAGGGTGACCGTGATGTTCATGACCACGGTGATGGAGTACCTGGATGGGGATGGCCAGGTAGGGGTTTGCGTGAAAAAAATCACTGGTGCCGCTGCTGATGCTGATGGTGATAAAAAACCAAATGATCGGGTGGTAAAGCGTCTCCGAGATGACCACAACCGCTAAAACCACCAGCCGGCAACAGCGGCCGCTCACTCCCGACGGTATTCTCCTCGCCCCGTGCCATCAGGTGCTCCTCCCGTTTTGGGATGGGCGCCTGTACATGGAGAAGGAAGAAATGATGCTGGCCCGCCATGAACAGGCAAAGTATCTTTGCCACCAATGCCCGCTGCTAGAGGCATGCGGCCGCTACCTGGAGCGCATGGAAGAACAACGAATGCCTGTCGACGGGGTAGTAGCAGGCCGCTATTACACGCCGAAAAAACGCCGCCGGCGTAAAAAATAGTCGCACACCTGCTAAGGGGATCGAGTTTTTCGATACCCTTAGCAGACTCAAAACCGCAACAACTGGCGCCCCCGATAGGGGGGTGATTATTAATCACCCCCAAGATTAAGGACTGCAAATGGACAACAAGATCACACCATTCACATTCAACGATATCGAGGTGCGGGTTATTACCCGCGGCGGTGCCCCTTGGTGGGTTGCCGCTGATGTGGCCCACGCACTGGGGTACCGTGACGCGGGCAGGATAACCCGGTACGCACGAGACCATCAAAAGGGGTCACAAAAACTGTGTACCCTCGGCGGCTCACAAGAACTGCAGGTCATCAATGAGGCTGGCCTATACATGGCTATCATGAAATCCCATTCCCCACACGCCGAAAAATTCCAGGATTGGGTGACCGAAGAAGTTTTGCCGGCGATTCGGTCGCATGGCGGTTATCTCACCCCGGAGGCGACAGCCCAAGCACTGTCTGACCCAGATTTCATTATCCAACTAGCCACGCAGCTGAAGCAGGAGCGAGCCCAGCGCCTGGAGTTGGAAACCCGGGTGGAAGAAGCCGCGCCCAAGGTGATTTTTGCTGATGCTGTGAGCGCATCAACCACCTCGATCCTGGTGGGTGACCTGGCGAAGATCCTCAAAGGCAATTGCATTGATATTGGCGCTAACCGGCTCTTCACCTGGCTACGGGGCCACGGATACCTCACCTCCCGCCGTGGTGCTGATTGGAACAGCCCCACCCAGAAAGCCATGGAATTAGGTCTCTTCGAGATTAAAGAAACCGTCATCACCCACGCCGATGGGCATATCACGGTTAACAAAACGCCGAAAGTCACGGGTAAAGGCCAACAATATTTTGTTGCTCGTTTCCTTGACGGCCGGTTCGATATCAACGACACAGGCGTCACAGTGACGAAACAAGGAGTATAAAAGGAATGACCACTACCACCCCCACTTACGAATCTCGCCTAGCACTACGATCCCTCCGCAGGCACGCCGCAGGTAAAAAGACTGGGCGGGCTGGGGTACGGGCCATGGAAGCCCTCGGATACGTCACCGAGGACGGCACTATCACCCCGGCCGGCAACCAAGCCCTACACGGTGAAAAATAGGCAGCACCTATGATAAAGCACCCGGAAATCCGTGATGCTCTCTACGAAAATGAGAAAAACAAACTCCGGCTCGAAATGAAACGCGAACGCCTCCAGGCAGCTAACCGCTGCTGCGCCCTAGAAGCCACCGGTTGCCACCCGCACCAGCAAATACACATTTGCGCCAGGCGCAGCGGGCACCGCGGCGGCCACCACGACTACGACACCGGATTCCACTGGAAATGGGACAAAGAAGAAGGAACAACGAAATGACAGATCACCCCTCAATCCAGCAAATGCTAGACAGCCTGAAATATCTCCGGGAAGAAACAACCCTCCTAGATGAGAAGGATGAAAAACACCTACGGGTGGTGTCCCGCTGGATAGATTTCCTACTAGACGACACCGGCTACCAAGAGATGCAAAACCAGCCTGAACTCCTAGACAAACCCGACGACTATGGGACGCTCGTGACGTTCCTTCCTGACCTGCCAGGGATCGGAGAAGGATCAAAATACATTATCGAAATCAGCCATCAAGGAGCCGACGATATCACCATCACCATCAGTGACGACTGCCAGTATGGCACCTGCAAAATCACGCAGAAAAACCTCTACCAGCTAGCCCGAATGGCGCTAGTCATCCTCCTACAGACGGAAAACCTTAAAACCAGAGAATGGAACAAAAATGAACGCCCCGGCAAATAGCCTAGCGCCGATGCTGGAGGCCATCGGCCGGCTCAAAAAATACGCCCCCGCAGAGCCTCTGGACCGCCAAGACATCAACACGATCATTGATACAATCGAGGCTCTGACCGACAGCCCAACCTACCAGCCAACAGACAGCGTAGGATACGGCAGGATCGACGACGAAGGCTACAGGGACGGGCTCTTAGTGCTACAAAATGGCGCACTGCAGGGATTCGTGATGGTTGACCACTGCGGCCCTGACTACATCATCCTGAGGACGGAAACTAAGCGAGACGCCCACCACATCACCCGGGATCAGCTCTACCGGCTAGCCGCCGGTGTCCTCACGGTACTAGCACACGTCGATTACCCCGACCAAAAATAAGTAGAACAAACTTTCCAATTATTGGATTACTAGTCGGCTATCCGTCATGATTCCGCCACACTCCCGAAGCTGCTCTCGTGCCTCTAAAAGTAGCTTCGGTGGCACCCCGGCGCGCTCGGCCTCGGTAATCGCTCGGTTTAGGGCTTCGCTGGCGTTTAGGGCTTCGTTAGCGGCTGCTATGAGCTTCTCGGTGGTGTCGGTGAGTTCCGATAGTTTATCCGTGACTCCTGCCAGGCTTTCGCTAGCGCTGGGGTCAATGGTGAAAGCTTCCACTGGAATGTTTAGCACTTCGGCTAGGGCGGTGGCTTCCCAGATCCGCGGTATGCGCTCACCGGATTCGATACGCCGGAGATTGGTCATGTGCATTGTATGGCCGGCTCCTTCTAGCTGGCGACCTAGCTCTGCTAATGACCACCCGGCCCTCTTCCGGTAGTAGATGAGATTCTGACCAAAAATGCTACTTTTATCCACCCCTTAACCCTATCATGAGCACAATGTGTGTTGACATGAGAGGCGGTATTACTTAATATTTGCCCTATACATGTTTAAACACATATCGTGCTTGAAATTCCCCATATTCCCACAGAAAAAATCACAAATAGAACATTTATCGCCGTTGTTAGCAAAAGCTAGCAAGCTGCCACCGCCTAAAAGGAGACCCATCATGGCAACGAAAACCGCCACTGCCCCCAAAGATGACCGGTTGTTTATCCGTATCACTCTCGATTTCTTCGAAAACCCAAAGGTGTTTCCACTATCGCCAGCCGCCAAGCTGGCTTTCATTGAGATGATCGCTTGGTCAGCCCGCACGCATACTGATGGGCAAATCAGACAGCGGTTAGCGCTTGCTATGTGGACGCCAGAAGTTATCGAAGAGCTCCTAGACAGCGACCCCGAACGCCCCCTACTGGCCGAGGGCGAAAACGACTATTTCATCCACGACTACGCGGAGCACCAGCAAACCACCGCCGATATCGAGGCAGTGCGTGAAGCCCGGCGCGCAGCTGGCCGTAAAGGTGGGCTTGCTAAAGCCGCAGCTCAAAAGGGTGTTTCTAGCAAAAAGGTAGCAAAAGCTAGCAAGCCGCTAGCAAAACCTGCCGAGAAAGAGAATGAGAAAGAGAACTATAAAAAGAAAGGGGAAAGAAAAACCCGCACCACGGTAGCAGCCCCCGTTGCGCTTTGTCCCGTGCCCGACGCCCCCTCCCCCTCTCCTCAAATTGAAATTGGGTTGGCCCCTGATGGGGTGGCGCCTGCTACCGCAGTCGGCCACCCTGCCGCCTCGGAGTCTCAAGAGCCGAAGCCGGTGGGCGCCCCGCGGCCGGTGGTGGTTGATCCCCAGTCTGCGGTAGAGCCCGCGCCTGCTCTGGTTCTTGATGATCCGTGGGCTGGGCTGCCTGACCTCGCCGATCACCAGACCGCCCACCAGGTGTCCGGCACGGATTGTGCTGATGGGCGGGTGCCGGCCTGGCTCAAACCCACCAGTGAGAAAACCGCGACCGCGAGGGGTCAGGCTGTGGTGGCTGCTGTCCGGGCGTACCAGGTGATTGGCACTCCTGCGGAGTGGTCAAGTCCTGACGACCCGCGGTGCCGGAAACACGCCTACCTGCCGCGGGAAGAAGTGCCGCCCTGCCGTAACTGCATGCGGGCTAGGCGGTGGTTCGAGCAGCGCGCTGATGCGGAAAAGCAGGCACATTTAGCAGCTATCCACGCCTGCCCTTTGTGCGATGAGCTTGGCTATGTAGCGGTCAAGAACGCCGCAGGTGAAACGACGGGTGTGGCGCACTGCGATCACACTGGCGAGCTGCCCAAACCGAAAGCAGAGACCCAGCCCCGCCCTGCTGGCCGAGGCATGCCCGCACACCTACGCGAGAAACTCGACAACATCCTGGGGCGTAAAACTGCCCAAGAAACCGCCCCAGAAGCCCCGCAGAAGGCCGAAACCCCCAACACCCACACCGATACCCCAAACCATGATCCAAACCCGGCAGAAGAGCGCTCAGGCGAACTCGTAGCAGTGGGGGCGGCATCATGAGCCGAGACGCATTCTTCGACGCCATTCGGGAGCGGCTTTTACCGGACGCCACCGACACTGAAATCGAAAACCTGTTCGCAAGGTATTTGGGTGCCCAGCCCGAGCCGGTGTTCATTGCCCATATTGCTGGTGACCCCAAACCCCAAGGGTCTAAACGCTACGTGGGTGGCGGGCGTGTCATCGAAGACAACCCCGGCACACGGGTGTGGCGGCAATCCGCACAACTCCAGCTCGCCACCTACCGCAGCCGCCAATTGAAGGAACCCATCGACGAAGCGGTACTGGTGCAAGCGGTTTTCTGCCTACCCCGCCCTAAAAGCGTCCGCAGCATGCTCCCCACGTCCAAATCCTCATACGACCTCGACAAACTATGCCGGGCACTAGGGGACGCCCTAGAAGGAGCCGGCGTGCTCAAAAATGACTCCCGAATCACCACATGGCACGCCCGTAAACGCTACGCCGAAGCCGACAGCAACGGGCCAGCCATCACCGGCGTATTCCTACGAATCTATAGGGAAAAACAATAATGTGTACGCTGTTAGACGAAAAAACCCGGCGCGCCCGTAAACCACACGAGTGCTATGCGTGCGGTGCGGTAATCAACCCTGGTGAGGAATACTGCTGGGAAAAATATGTAAACTGCGATGGCCTTTATGAACTGAAAAGCTGCTTAGCTTGCGACATGGCCTTCCCTGAAGTATGGAACTACGTGGGTGAATGGCGGTGCATATCTGACGAAGGCATCACCTTCGAGGACTATCTCGAATGGGCGACCGACCCCGACTACGATGACGCCCCCGCCAAGCAAGCCTGGCGTCAGCGTGCCGGCTACACCAGAGAAGGGAAGCTTATCAAATGATCCTCGACGTTACCTGTGGTGCCAGGCTCATGTGGCATGATAAGCGCTATCCTGGTGTGATCTACGCCGACCAGCGAGCAGTACAACACCAGCTATCAGATGGCCGGGAAATCACCATCAGCCCAAACATTCGGCTCGACTACCGCGCCCTACCCTTCCGTGACAACACATTCCACCTCATCAACCTAGACCCACCCCACCTCCAGCGCGCCGGGGCGACTGGGTGGATGTGCCAGAAGTATGGGGTTCTTATGACCACGTGGCGGGAAGACCTGCGCCAGTGCTTCGTTGAGTGTTTCCGGGTGCTTGCCCCGGGCGGCACGCTCACCCTCAAGTGGAATCAAGTCCACATCCCGCTACGGGAGGTACTGGAGCTAGCCCCATACCCGCCCCTGTATGGCACCCGCCACGGCAAAAACAATGCTACGTCTTTTACGGTTTTCCATAAAACCGTAGCCAATCTGGAGATGCGGCAAACTAAGGTGATGCTATGAGCCTGTACGATCTTTACCCGCCCATGCCCACAGAGTTGGAGCCGTATCGTGGTATGCCGGTCGTTGGTGTACCACGGCACCTCCTCCCAAAATTACGGGGGCAGCCGTGCATAGAGGTCCCCTCCTGTGTGCATGTCGTGCTAGTGGGTAAAATTCGCCCATCGACAAAACGTTGTGCAGTGCTCGACCTGATAACTGATTGTGTCCGCTATGTGCGCATGTCAGATCTAGCCCTCGCATTGGAGGAGGAACTGCCGACATTTTTATCTGGCGAATCGCTTTATCTGATCCAACACCTAGACGAATTTGTGGATATGCCAGATGATGAGCGATGTGCAGAAGAAGCGTTGGGGTGGCGTTTGCACCGTATTCCCCAGGAAAACTGGAGATATTTGCTGACGATGGAGCACAAGTTTTTCGACCTTGATCGTCGGCAGATTGTGCGGTGTGTGGGATATAGCGGTGGTGACTGCATAGTGGAGGGGCTCCATGCGGGGGAGCAGTGGTGGGTAGCCGCTCACCGTCTGGTGGTTCTTTCTGAATGGGGGACTCTCGAATAGGTGCTATCCTCATGCCTAAATCAATGTGGTAAAGAACACATTAACACCCCTTGAAAACCTATACCCCCACTTGAAAAATACAGCGTGACGCTGTATAATAAAGAGTGTAAGCCAAACGGCTTACAGAAAACTCAATAGTGGAGGGGAGGTGACCCCAGATGACCGACAAGGTTAGCCTGGCTCTCTCGGCGATTGCCGTAGCCACCGGCATCCTGACCTACTTGCAAGGCAGGAAACCCGGAGGCAAGCATCGGAAGCGGAAACGCTACCGCCGCGGTAAGCGCCAACGGTAACCCCCGGGTGAGCTAACAGCAACTTAAGATCGGAAGAGCGTCGTGTAG